GAACTCCGCACAGATTGGTAGCTCTGGGAACTCCGCAAAGATTGGTAGCTCTGGGTACTCCGCACAGATTAAAAGCACAGGATACGACAGCATTATTTGTTGTGCAGGGGATGATAGTTGCGTAAGTGCTAAAAAAGGAAGTTGGATTACTCTTGCGGAATGGAAATATAGCTATGAGAAAGATAGATATGTTCCTAAGTGTGTAAAGACAGAGTATGTGGACGGAGAGAGAATCAAAGAAGACACGATGTACAAATTAATTGATGGAGAATTTACAGAAGTTTAGTAACTAAATAGCATCTTTTCTGGTTTGATTCTCTGCCTAACGAAACTATAAATAATGTTTTTGTATTTTCAAATTTTTTCATTTTTCATCTTATTGGGCAGAGAGTCAAGCCAGAAAAGGCTTGTTGCATAGCAGGATTTTTATATACCACACGACAACTAAATAAAAGAATCCTCGCAACGCATAAGTACAATACAGCTATTGTATAAGTCATGATTTCCCCTGCTATTAACGGCAGGGGAGAGAATGGACAGTAAAGGAGTAAGAAATGCAAATTTATAATATAGAAACGAAAGCAATTATAAGCGGAGAAGAAATAAAAGAATTAGATGATTGCTTTATTTTGACAAATACTGACGAGAGAAATGATATGCAGACAACGATCAGATGCTTGAAACCAACGTGGAACAAAGTAATTTGTAAAGAAACGTGTTTACAGCGTATTACAAGTCAGCTAAATCAACTTACACAAAACACGGTTTTAGGAGTTGATGAGTTAAGCAATAATACAGATACACTCATGATGAGAATAACATTGAAAAATGTTAAAAACAAAAGTCTATTGATATATAACAAACAAAATAAAACAACATACATTGATTGTTGGCTTATCAGTAGTAGATTTTTAGATCAAGCCATAGAAGATTATTTAACAAATAAGGAGGATTAAATATGGGAATTAAAAATCTAACAGAAGCAGAAGAAAAAGAGTTTTACAGACTTGTTGAGAAGATGAATGGAAAAGAACCAGACAAGAAACAGGATGCAAAGGTAAAGAAACCACAGTATGGGGATACGGTTTATTACATTAATTATATTGGAAGAATCAGAAAAAGGACATGGATTAATGATGAAGACGATCTTGATATGTGGGAATTAGGAAACATCTTTTTCACAGAAGAAGAAGCGGAGTTTGCAAGAGAAAAGAAAAAAGTAGAAGTAGAACTTGAACGGTATGCAAAGGAGCATAATGGTTCGGTACGCAGTGATAGTTTTTACCTTTCATATAACGATAGCAGTGATGAAAAACTTGACTATGAAGTGTGGAGTGTTCGCAGACCACTTGGAGCGGTACCGTTCACATCAAAACAAGTTTTAGACGATGCCATAGAAGCAGTGGGAAGAGACATGATTCTTAAATACATCTTTGGGGTAGAAAGTGAGGGAGAGAAATGAAGATTAATACAAAAACACCAAGTATTAAAACATACACATTAAGCCATTTCAAGATTGGAGATGTTTGTATGGGCGAAAAAAATGAACATTATTACCTTGTGGTTAAATCAGAAAAAGAAAAGAAACAACTTGTTGACTTGACGGAAAACGAGATTATAAGAGATGCAGGATACATGAGATTTATACCTGCGACAGCAGAACTTAATATCAAGGATGTGGGGTAAAACTTATGTGGTAAAGGAGAAAGAATATGGACGTTATCAAACAAATAGATTACATGATCGCTTGCCTAGAGATGGCAAAAGAAGAAATCAACTATAAAAAAAGATATGAAATGAAAATAAAAATGAGAGAGGATAGCGACTGGAACTGGTATGGGAGAAACAGGACACCAAACAATGCACTAATCAAAGAAAATCTTAGAAATGTTGGAAGAACAGGATTCAAGCTTGCGAAAGATTTAGAGGTGGGAGAATGAAAATATATTCAAGTCGAGCTGATAAAAATGTGGACTGTATCAGAACAAGCATGAGAACAGAAAAATACAATAGTCTGCACGTAACATTAAATTTTAAGCGAAATTTTGAAGAACAACTCAGTGTTGGAGAAGAAACAGGCAGTGAAGTGAGGATAAACTTTACTGATACTTGCGAACTTGACAATTTTATTATGGCACTGACACAACTAAAAGAAATGACAAAAGGTTACTATGGGAAATGGGATGTTGAAAAGGGAAAAGGAGAACGACTATGACAATAGCGGAGCAGATAGCACAGGAATTATTAAACGGTATAAAAAAAGTATGTGCTGAAAATGAAATAGATACTGGAACGTTGAAAACAAAAATTATTCATGATACTGAAATGAGAGCAAAAATAGAAGTTGTAGCTACAAAAGGGATAAGCGTTGCAGGGTTGGACTACAACTTAGATGTGAAATACCTAGATATAAAGAGAAAGAAAAGAGAGCTAGAGAATTATTGTCTTGATAGAACATGTCCGAGATGCAAATTTAAAAACAAAAATCTTTGTATTGCCAATAGAATTTGGCGTGAAGAAGCTACGGACAAAGAAGTAGAGGAAGCTTATAGCAAGATTGGAGATGATAAAAAATGACAAGAGAACAGATGATAGATGTGTTAGAAGATTACTGCAACGGAAATATCTGTGATTCATGTGAATTTTGTAATGACTGTGAAAAAGAAATGGTTTTTTCTGAAATAGTTGACGAAAAACTGAAAGATTATGTAAGCAGAATTGATGAAAAAAATACAGATAAAGAGTCACAAAATGAGTGTGAATTGGAGGAAAAGAAAATGGAGCAGGTAAAAGTTTTGAAAGAAGCAACAAAAATATATTATCCAGATGCAATGAAAGATGTGCTACCACTTAAAGAGTTTGTGAAAAACATTACAGATAAAGGATATAAGGTTGAATTAACAAAAGATAATATTGTCAGTGATACCGTAGTGAATATCTATAAAGAAGTGGAGATGAAAGAATGATATTAAAAATCTTACTTGTTATCATCGGCATTATCTTAGGACTGGTAGGCAGTGGCTTATGCCAGTCCGCTAAAGCAAGAGATACGATCACAATGACGTTAGAAGATTATGAACACATGGGAGAGATATTACACAGTCTGCCAATAAGAGAACGGCACAAAAGTCTTAATAGGAAAGATGTGGCGTTATACAGGTGTCCTAAATGTAAAAGCTATGTAGCAGAATGGACAGAAGTTTGTGAGTGTGGGAATCGGCTAGACTGGGGAGAAAGTGAGGACTTACATGTTAATAAGAATTAGTGAGACAATGGCTATAAATACACAACAGGTTATTAGAATCTATGTCAAAAAAGTATTTGACGGATACGAAGTTATAGGAGAAACACTAGATCATCTATATACTATTAAAAAATGTACAACAAGAGCAAAAGCAGGAGAGACACTGGAAAAAATACTCAGTCAGTACGACAGAGGACAAAGGGTTATCGAATTATAAAGGAGCGTTATAAATGAACGGTAAAGAATATCAAGTAAAGGCAATGCGAACTAATGACGGATTAGGAATAGAAAGAATAATGAATATGGCTGATAATTTAGAACAGGGAGTAGAGGACAACGTACCAGACGCAGGGATTGACTTGGGTGGAATTATTAACGGTTTATTCGGATTATCTGGAGAAGTTGGAGAGCTTACTGACATGGTTAAAAAATGGATATTCCATGAAAGCAAGTTTGACGAGGAACACGCAAAAAAAGAACTTGGGGATGTAATGTGGTATGTTGCTATGATTTGTGAATCATTTAATTGGTCGTTGGATGAAATTATGCAAATGAACATTGAAAAATTAGAGAAACGTTATCCAGATGGATTTGACGTTATCAAAGCAAACAACAGAAGTCCAGAAGATGTATAAAGTGGGGGGCGTTATTATGAGAGGGAAAGATAATCCGTGCTATGGGTGTACAGAAGCCACAGGAAGAGCTTATAATTGCCATACCCTATGTGACGGCTATAAACAGTTTCAAGACGATTGCAAGGAAGAGAAGAACGTTATCAAAAGGAAAAATCCTTATTATAAGTCGTTATCAAAAGAAAAATTTATGAAACGGAATGCTTTAAACAGGAACAGGAGGGGAAGAAAATGACAGGGTTATCAATAGACGTTATCAAAAATCAGATACGATTATCAAAAATGTTTGCAGGAAGTGAAGCGGTATCAACTAAGGCATTGAAAGAACTTCTTGAGTACAAAGAAACAGGATTGACACCGCAGGACATAAAAGACATGGACAAGATGTATTTAGAAAAGTGCCAACAGGTTAACAAGCTAACGTGTACTTGCGAAATGTACGAAAGGATGGCTAAAAAGTGAGCAATATATTATTTATAGTGATGTATGGTATTGCAGAAACATCACTGGGACTATGTGGAGCAACAACGACTGTATATTTATTAATTTTTTGTGTTGATCTGGTAGTAAATCGCACATTACAGGAATTTAAAAATGATAAAAATATACAAAAAGTTTTAAAAATTGCAATGTTATCATCTTATGTATGTGTGTTATCAACTGTATTTTGTGCGATAATTGCAGGATTTAAAGGAGTTTAAAATGAATAAGCAAGATTTATATGCATTATGTACATTAATACCGCCTATGGACGATTACAGCGGTCACAATATGTATCTATGCGGTAAACGTGACGGATTTAATGAGTGTGTGAAGATGTTAAAAGAAAATCTGAAGAATATAAAAGAAGAAGCAGGGGTTTAATCCTCTGTTTCTTCTTTTTTTGCCTTTTTATTGAATTTTTCCCATCGTTCTGGATACACTTCTTGAAACCATTTAAGAAAATCTCCAAACAGAGCGTTTTCTGCTTCTTTTCTAACCGTGGCTGCATCTTCTATATTATAGTATCTTCCTAAATGGTATGTTTTGCCTTTAAATACTATTGTAGCAGCCCATTTTCGCCGATTTTTGTCCCAACTAACACCACGGACTCCAGATGTGTTATTCCGTAGCATTTTTCTAGGTTTGATTGATATAATGGATGTATTTTCTATATATCCTTGTTCACATGTCTTCGCTGCCTTTTTGAGGTTTTCTCTGGCACTTCTTTGATGTGAGCAACCACAAGACATTTGTTTGTAAAACAGTCCGGCAGGAACTAGGTAGTGCTTTCCGCAAGAACATTCACACTCCCATTTATACCGATTTCCAACTCTTATTTGCTTAATTGCTTTACAACCATAATCGTTAATTTTATCAGTGAGGTCAAATGGTTTATAGTAATTAGCTTCGGCAAAACATCCGCAAGATTGAGTTCGACCAGATGTTAGAGCATCGTATCTTACAGTTTTTGTATTTCCACATTCACATTTGCAAATGGCATAAACTCTTCCTTTTTTTCTATAAGCATCTATGATAGTTAATTTTCCCCACTTTTCTCCATTAAATTCATTTGTATATCGTGGTGCGTTTTTACATTCTTCGGAGCAATATTTTGCACTTGGTGCACCATCAAAAGTCTTTCCACAGACAACGCATTCTCTTAAAGCCATAAATAAACACCTCTTTCTGTAATGAATTATACATATTATATTACTAATGTACAAGAAAATTTCAGCGAAGGACCAGAACTTTTCTGGTCCTTAATGTTATCTATATGAAAAGTTGTGATCTAAAATCTCTATGTTGTAGTTACCAGTTGTACCGCTTACCTGTTGATGCGTGATAATGTAGTTTGCTGTGATACCTGCGGTAATGATCGCTGTAAGTATGATTGATAATAATATTTTATTCATATAAACACCCCAAATCTTCCAAAATCATTTCTATTGCATATTCTCGTGAACACATTTCAGCACCATCCCAACGATTTTGCTCAATCATTGAATTTGCTTCTTTAACGGCTTCTTTTTCGGTATAACCGCAACTCATTAACCACTGTACAATTTTAATCATGCTAGTTCTCCTTTTCTACCCTCGTAACCTCCGGGGTGGGTGGTGTATGTTATACATTGATAAGTTGCTCCAAGTTAGGATGTTCCTTATCAAACTTTTCTAATTCTTTTTCTCTTTCGTCATAGGCTTCAAGTTCTAAAGCTTCGATTTCTTCCCAACTAAAACCAAGTTTTAAAAGATTGTCAGCCAGTTCATCACAAAGTGAGGAAGCTTCTAAATCTTGACGGTAAATGAAAATTTTTACCGCATTTTTATAACCTCTGATTGCTGAATTTCTAGCAACCTCTTCTTTAAAAGCTTTGTCGATTTTTCTACCTCTGTAATAATCCATAATTTTCAACCTCCTAAATTCTTTCTAAAATCTTTTTACAAGCTTCTACATATCCCTCTGGGAGTGTTTCGGTGTTCATCTTTCCACCGCTTGCTCTCCAATCAAGATATTTTTTTACTTCTTCTTTCTCTTCTTCCAACTCGTAAATAAATTCTTCATAAGAAACGAAGTCCTCATTTTCGACTAACTTTTCAATTTCTTTTCTTAAATATTTCATTTTCAACACTCCTTTTCTTGGTTGCTTTGTTCTCTTAACTTACTTTTATTATATCACTTTAAAAAGTTATGTCAATATAAAATATCACTTTTTATGATAATATTTCTCTTGACGTGAAAAGGCTATATAATATATAATGTAATAAACAGGAGGTAAGAAAAAATGTTAAAATACAAAATTGATGTGTACGATGCACTAAAAAGAAAAGGATTTACTACATATAAGGCAAAAACTACTAATTTACTTAGCCAAAACACGTTAAACAAGATAAAGAACGAGGATACAGCTATAACACTTAAGGCTTTAAATGCTGTATGTAACATCTTAGAAATGCAACCGGGGCAACTACTGGAATATGTAAGAGATGAAGAGGACGAAAAAAAATTAAAAGAATTGTAAATATCACTTTACAAAGGTATAAAGATGTGGTAAGATAAAGACAGTTAAAGGAGATAAGCAATAAGAAAAGGAGATGGAAGCCATGAAAAAAATAAACGCAGAAGAAATCAAAAAGGAACTTGTAAACGAAGAAATGAGCTTTACACAGCTTGACAACTTCATGATGGAAAACGGATACTACAGTGTATTCGATGATGGAGTGACAGCAGACATCAAACAGGACGGAAATGTCGTGTATACAGCTACAGACTCCAACGAATGTGAAGTACAGATTTTCTTCGAGATCACAACAGATAACGGAGAGGATGAAGTAGAAAGCTTCTTCTGCTTAAAAGTGACAGACGTGCAGGAGTTCTAATATGAGAACAAAATGGTTAGAAATGCACTACAAGAATAAAGATAAATAATTTGGCAGGAAAGAAATGTTCGGAAAATTTCTGGAAGAGCATAAAGAGTATGTAAAGGATAGAAAAGGAGATATGAGTCATGAAAAAAGAATTTTGGGAAAGAGTAAAGTGGGAAAGAATAGTGGATACGAGAAAATATAGATATGTATTAGACGATGATGTAAGACTCGAAAGGCCTTTGATAAAAAGGCTACCAATCGAAGACCTAGACACGACAGCAGCTATTGACGGGTGGGAAGTTGTAAAGGAACTTTAAAAATGAAATATAGAACAAAAAAGGCTTGTTTGGATTGCGGCAAGCCTTTCTATGGTAGTACAGATAAGTTGTATTGCGACGAATGCGCAAAAAAAAGAAAATCTAATGTGATGAGGATTAGGGTGTGTAGGATGTGTGGCAAAGAATTTCTTGGAGGCCCTCGAGCTTTTTATTGTCCAGATTGTAGAATTATACGAACCAAAGAAGCACAAAAAAGATTTAGGCAAGGAAAGACCGCTAAAAGGAAGCTTGGGAGTGTCGATAAGTGCGAGCTATGCGGAAAAGAATATATTGTAACGGCAGGCAAAAATATTGTTCGGAAAAATGCCAACACGAAGCAGGCTTATTATTGCAAAAAGAATATAAAAGTGCTTATAATAAAGAGACAGAACAGACAAAAAAGAAATTGGAAAAGAACAGCAAAAAACAAAAAATTTGCGAATACTGCGGTAAAAAATTCCAATCCAAAGTTGCAAGTAACACTTGTAGTGATTACTGCCGACACAAACAAGCGCAGATCAGAAACGCAAGGGCGCGGATTAATCGGGGCGAGAAAACAAATCTTGACACGCTGTTGAAAGAAAGAGACGAGTATAGAAACAAAGTAAGCAATAATAAAGGAGGTACGCGGATGAATGTAAAAAACAAATATGGGAAAGAAATTGATTTTGACGAAGCGCTAAAATCAATGGATGCAGATTTAAGAGAAAGCGTGGCGTATGAATTGAGCCTTTCGTCTGATCAAGAATTTTTTGACAAGTACGCCGAGGCACATAAAAAAAAATTCGGGACCACTTGGGAACTAGATCGAGAATAAAAAGAGTGTAAACAAAGGCACTTCTCACTATGGTATAATTATACTAGATAATAACCATAGTCGGGAGGTGTCTTTTTTTGATTAATAACAAACTAAAGAATTGCTGTAACGATTGCGTACATTGCGAGATCGTGACGGAGACAAAGAGAAGAGCTATCCCAGAGGATAAGACGGAAGTGGTACTTGTAAATATAAAGTGTAGTCATATGTGCGTATGCAGTAGATACCAGAAAGAGGTGCAGGATGGAAGATAAAAGCCTGTGCTGTGCAGGATGCAAGAATACACTATCCGACAGAGGGATTATGTACTGCACTAAGGATAACGGCAAGAGACTAATAAAAGACAGATACTTGACTGTATGTGATGATTACAAGACAGCAGAGTCAAACACAAAAGAATATAAGAGATAAATAACAGATCGTTAGAGGTGGTAAATTTCGTTGCAACCACGCACCCTATGGGTTAAAAGAGATGCAAGAGGTGTGACGCTTGCCTAACGGTCTGTTTAAATATATATAAAACTAGAAAGGATGTGAGAAGATGAATCTAAATAGAATTATGAGAAAGCTACAAAGAGCAATAGTATCAAGTGGATTTGTAATAAGCCTAGACACAACACAATTCTATTCAGAGGACCAAAAGCGAATGATAACAATATACATCCTGTCTATAAAAATATATGAGAATACAAGAAGAGGTTGGAAAGATAAAAAGTATGAAATACTAAGGACAGCCTCACAGGTGGATATAATTAAATGCTTGGCTGACATATGGGCGAGCATAAGAGAAAGGAATGGGTAAATAAATGCGTAATGAACAACTTACACAGAAACAAAGAACATTTGCTCATGCATGGATAGAAAACGGTGGGAATGATTATCAAGCGGCAATAGATGCGGGATATTCGCAAGCAACAGCAAAGAATGCAAGAAAGAATATCTTGGAAAAACGTGGAGTAAAGGAATATATTGCTAAACTACAAGCCGACTTAGACAAAGAAAAAGGGTTTGATATTATGAGTCTTGCAGACATACAGCGAAGACGGTCAATGATCGCCACTGGTGCGTTGCAAGATTCTTTTGGATTTACCCCAGACTTTCCAGACCAGTTAAAAGCCATGAACGACTTAGAAAAGGCTTTGACGGTGCAGGCAAAGGAAGAGGAAGAGAAGAAAGCAAGAGAAGAAGCATTAAGGAATAAGACGTACCACATGGACCTTGATATAATCCCCGATGTATTCCACCCGATGGTTAGAGACATAAGGAATCATGGGCATACAGAATATGTATTACCGGGGGGACGTGGTTCGAGTAAATCTTCTACGATACCAAATATTATAACGGAGCTCATGAGAAATGATCATAATATGCACGCTCTTGTTGTAAGACAGGTATACAACACTGTAAAGGACTCTGTATATGCAAAAACTAAGTGGGCAATAACAAAGCAGGAGTTCACAGAAAAAGAATATAAGTACACAAGTTCGCCTTATGAAATTACCATGAAAGATACAGGACAAAAAGTATATTTTCGTGGTGCTGATGACCCAGACAAGATTAAATCAATTTCCCCAGAGTTTGGATATATCGGTATACTGTGGTTCGAAGAGTTGGACCAGTTCGCAGGACCCGAAGCTGTAAGAAATATTGAACAGTCTGCTATTCGTGGCGGAGATAAGGCGTATATATTTAAAAGCTTTAACCCACCGAAAAGTGCTAACAATTGGGCAAATCAATATTTACAAGAGCCAAAAGACAACAGAATGATTGTAAGAAGTACATATCTGGACGTGCCTAAAGAGTGGTTAGGTAAACCGTTTATCGAAGAAGCGGAGCACCTAAAAGAAATCAGACCAGAGGCATACGAGCATGAATACATGGGTATTGCTAACGGTAACGGTGGGGCAGTATTTGAGTATGTAGAAGTAAGAGAGATTACAGACGAAGAAATAGCACAGATGGACCGCATATACCAAGGTGTCGACTGGGGTTGGTATCCAGACAAATACGCATTTACAAGGACATACTACGATGCGGCACGAGAAACAATCTATCTTATAGACGAGCATTGTGTAAACAAGCGGTCAAACGAGCAAACAGCCGACTGGATAAAGAAAAAAGGCTATAACGATTATGCGATCGTTTGTGATAGTGCAGAGCCTAAATCTGTAGAGGACTACAGAAACTTAGGACTTGTAGCACAGGCAGCAGTTAAGGGACCAGGGTCGGTCGAATATGGCATGAAGTGGCTACAACGTAGGAAAATTGTAATTGACCCACGGAGAACGCCATACTCATACAAAGAAATTACAACGTATGAGTATGACAGAGACAAAGACGGAAACATAATAAGCGGATACCCCGACAGAGACAATCATGCTATTGATTCGTTAAGGTACGCATACAACAGAGTGATTATGAGAAGAGGGGAGAACGCATAGATGGGTATATTTAGCAGAATGAAAGAAATATTAAGTAGCCTTTTTAGACAAAAGGCAAGAGACGAATTTAAGATAGACACTGTGACCAGTCCAGAGATGCAGAGAGCAATCGAAAAGTGTGCATACATCTATAAGGGCAGTCCGTACTGGTTAGACAAGGACGAGCACATCAAGACCATCAACTTTGCGAAAGCTGTATGTTCGGAGACAGCACGCCTTGCTACACTTGCTATAGGCGTAGAGATAGATGGTAGTGCAAGAGCTAATTGGTTGCAGGAGCAGATAGACAAAGAACTGGAACAGGTACGGCATCACGTAGAATATGGCTGTGCATACGGTACAGTTGTATTAAAGCCTAACGGCTCAAGTGTGGACTTGATTACACCAGAGAACTTTATAGTAACAGACGAAAGCAACGGAGAAATTCAAGGAATTGTGTTTGTACATCGTGAAATTTCCAGTGATGGCAGGATGTATTACACCAAACTAGAATATCACAGGTACATTGAGGACGTGTATCAGATTACAAATCGTTGCTATGCTTCTAAGGATGCCAACGATACAGGAAAGCCGATTGACATAGACGAGACACCTTGGAGGGGAGAACTGGAAAATGTAGGACTTACAAACCTAAACGGACAACGACTGTATGCAGTCTTAAGGACACCACAGGCGAACAATGTAGACTTGCATTGTAGTTTAGGATTGCCTATCTTTTATGAAGCAATCGAAGAGCTGAAAGACTTAGATACTGCATACAGCAGGAACGCAACAGAGATATTCGACAGTAGACGTATGGTTTTGATTGATTCTGATAGGTTAATGGAAAGTGGTGCACCTGTGAAAGATACGCAGGCAGGCGTTGAACGAAGCAAGAAGCGTTTGAAACTACCAGAATACGTTAAAAATGTAAATGGTACTGGTTTAGATGGCTTCTACCAAGAAGTAAACCCAAGTCTTAACACCGATACACGATTGACAGGAATCAATGCCCTACTGTCTCAGATTGGGTATAAATGCGGATTCTCTAACGGATACTTTGTATTTAACGAGACAACAGGCATCCAGACAGCCACAGGTGTAGAAGCAGAGCAACAGAGAACGATACAGTTTATTAAAGATGTAAGGGACAAACTGCAAGCCTGCATGGATGATTTGATTGCAGCACTTAATATCTTTGCTGATCTGTACCAATTAGCACCTAGCGGACCGTACGAAACTGTTTATGACTTCGGAGATATTACATACAACGAAGATGAAGATAGGGCGAGATGGTATAGCTATGTTACTTCTAACAAGATTCCGTTCTGGTATTATTTAGTTAAATTTGAGGGATTTAGCGAAGAAGAAGCGAAAGCCTTAGAAGAAGAAGCACAACCGAAAGAACCAGACTTATTCGGTGCAGATGGAGAGGAGTAGAACATGGGCAAAAGTAGAATAGAAAAATATCTTGAATACCTTAGTGGCGAAGATGTAAAACTGCCAGAACCATTTACAAAACAAGAAAAGCTGTTGCATAAAATCTGCGAAAAGGGAGTTACAGGCAGTACAGAAACAGATAAAACATTAACACAAGAGGGTAAACCTGCGGATGCGGCAGCAGTTGGGAAAATGCTAGATGCAGCACTAATGGTAAAGGACCCCGAAGAATAGGTAGGTGGAATTATGTTAACACCTACCTATCTGTGGTATGTGCCAGAAAAGGCGGAGAAGCAGGCGGAAGAACTGCATAACAAGATTGTATCTGTAATTATCGAACGAATTATGATAAGGCTAGGACGTGGCGAAGATTACCTTTTTACCCCTATTGACAAGTGGCAGATGGATGTATTGCAGGATGCAGGGTATATTTTGCAGGCGGTACAGAAAGAGATTGCACAAACTACAAAGATAGGTATTGATACAATTGCACGGACCATGAAAGAAGCAGGTATAAAGGCTATAGAGTGGGATGATGCAGTGTACAAAAAGGCAGGTCTTGAGCCAAAACCACTAGGGGAAAGCCCTTATCTACAACGATTATTGCAGAGAAATTATGAAAAGACAAAGGGAGAGATGCATAACTACACCGGTACAATGCCGAACGCCTGCCACGATAACTACATAGATGCAGTGGATAAGGCATATAACCAGACAGCAAGTGGTACAACGAGCTACACAGAAGCGGTCAAAGAAGCTGTTAACGACATTATAGACAAGGGTGCAGACGTAACATACCCTAGTGGACGTAGAGATAGCATAGAGACAGCTACAGCGAGAGCAGTCCGTACTGGTGTAAGTCAGATGGCGGCAGATATTACAGACGCACGTATGGACGAGATGGACTGGGATATAATTCTCACATCTGCCCATCTGGGAGCCAGAATTGGAAACGGTGAGGATAACTTAACCAATCACTTCTGGTGGCAAGGCAAGTTTTACAGCAAAAGCGGTAATGACCCAAGATTTCCGCCTTTTTCGGTCTGTGGTATGGGAAACGTGCAAGGAATCCATGGGGCAAACTGCCGACACAGTCACGGTCCGGGGGATGGGATAAACAATCCGTTTGAGGACTATGACAGCGAAGAGAATCGCAAAGAATACGAGAAGAGAAAACGACAGAGAGAGCTTGAAAGACGTATCAGAAAGACGAAACGGCAGTTAATCGGCATGAAAACGGCTGTGGATAATGCAAAGGACGAAGCCTTAAAGCACGAGCTTGACATGGAGTATCAAAAAAAGGCTGCACTATTGCAGAAGCAGAACAAAGCCTACAATGATTACTGCAAAGAGAACAATCTTAAGAAGCAAAGCGAACGACTAAACACGGCAGACTGGAACAGGAGTCAAGCATCCTCAGCACGAGGTGCAGCGACACGATACAACAATGCACGAGGTAAATAATGGAAACTATAAACGAAATTGTGGTAGCCTGTGGGTGGATTATTACAATTGGTGGAGCTATAGGAGTATTGTACACTGCCTATAAGCATTACAAGAAGCCTACAGACGATTTGGAACAGCGAATAGAACATATAGAAACAGATATCAAAGAAATTAATCAAAAGCTCAATAGTGACTATAGTACGATCAACAAACAGCAAGACGATATGAACTTAGTCATGAAGAGTATGTTTAATTTGATTGAGAATAAGATCACAGGAAACAACATAGAGGGTCTAAAAAAAACCAGAGACGATCTGATAAATGCGTTGACAACACACGACAAACAGTGAGGTGTTTGCTTTTGAAAGTATATGATTTTACCGTACCCGAACTAAATATGTTCCGTACTGATTGCAACTTCACAGATGTTGAAAGAACATTGTTCGAGTATCGAGCAAAGAATATACCACTAGAGAAATGTGCAGAGCTGATGAACGTAAGCCTGTCTACAGCAAAGAGAATCAGCAGGAGAGTTAATAACAAGATTATTAGAGTATGTTAAGGAGAACAGAATGGTAATTGACGGTATAAATTTTAAAGAGCTAAATATCACAAAAGATGGGGAACTGATTGCATCCATTACAGATGGAAAAGATGGGATCGTACACAAGGACGGCTATAGAGTACAACTTGTAGTGGAAGATGTCGGCATGTCGTTTGCAGAAGCATTTAAAAGAATGAAAGCAGGGAGTAAAGTAAAACTTCCATCGTGGGGTGGTTTCTGGTACTGGGATACAGAAAAAGAAACTATTATGATGCAGTGCAGAGACAATGACAACGGAGAAAAAGGAGACTTATTAGATATTAGGGATACACAGATGGTTGAATACACACTTAATAATATCTTATCTAACGAATGGCTAATTGCAGAATAAGGAGTGAAAACATGGCTAAATATGTAAAGAAACCTGTTGAGATAGAAGCAATCACATATGAAGAACTTATAAAAAATAGACATGGTAAACCAATAGAACTTGAATACAATGGATATATTATCAAAAGATATGATGATGATCACTATATCATTCCAACATTAGAGGGAGATATGTTACTTGGAAAAGATGATATGCTTATCACTGGTGTGGACGGAGAAATCTACCCATGTAAGAAAGAAATCTTTGAAAAGACTTACGAAAAGGCATAAAAAAAGATGGTATTGAAAAGGCAAAAATCCATGATACAATATAAATGTAACAAGTAATAAGTTGTTGAATAAATTATTATAAGATTTCATTTTTAGTTTTAAATGATAGTGGTTTGTTTCGGAGATACTTTTTCATGTTATAATACTTTAATCCTTTCTTTATTGTTTTGTTATGTATATAGTACGGTGGATTCCTAACGGAGTCCGTGGAAGTATAACTCAGTTGGTCAGAGTAGTCGGCTCATAACCGACCTGTCACAGGTTCGAGTCCTGTTGCTTCCATTCGCTCACAATATCGTGAGCATGAGAAATCATTTTTGAATTTCCTCAATTTTTTGGTTTAAATTTCATTTTTCAACACGACACCTTTTTTCATCAATTGGTGTTCCTCAATCTTATCCTTATTGTTCAAGCACCATGGCCCCTATCATGGTGCTAATTTTTTAATTTAATATGATACTTTTGTGAGACTTTAACGACCTGTTAGAGTCTCTTTTTTAATGCGATAATTTACACATAAAAGGGAGGTGGAAGAGTGAACGGATATAACTATAATCCTTATGCACCAATGTATCAGCAGGATACAATGCAGTTGCAGGATAGGCTAAATCAGTTACAGCAAATGCAACAGCAGTATAATAAACCGATGCAAGAACCAGTCAATCCAGTACCTACGCAAAACGTGAACTGGATACAAGTTGCAGGTATAGAGGGAGCAAAGAACCAGATTGTACAGCCAGGGGCTACAGCATGGATGATGGATAACAATGCACCTTTCTTTTATGTAAAGAGTGTAGATGGAATGGGCAGTGCAACTTTTAAGGTGTTTAGATTTGAAGAAATACCGCCAGAAGCCACGCAGACAGTCCCAAAACAGAACGTAAACTATGATAATAGATATGTTACAAGAACAGAGTTTGAAGAGCTTCTAGCAAAGCTAGGAGAGCAACCAGAGAAAGGAGAGTTAAGCAATGAGTAATCCTTTAATGAACATGATAGGCGGTATGATGGGAAACAACAATCCTATGCAGATGGTACAGCAGGTAATGGGCATGGTAAGAGGGTCTAACAATCCGAAGTCTATGGTTGAGAGCATGGCACAGACAAACCCTGCGATCAAGCAGGCAATGGAAATGTGCAAGGGAAAGAACCCACAAGAAGTGTTTAATAGCCTATGCCAACAGCAGGGCATGAATCCACAGGATATTGTGGACAAAGTGAACAAATAGATATTAAGCGGTGCACAGCTTGGTAAATAAATTTATGGAGGACAACAACAATGAATGAAGCAATGGGACTCACTGCGGCAGATGTAGCGGCAGTGACAAAAAATGACGGATATGATAACGGCTTCGGCAACGGTGGTTGGTGGATTTGGATTATCTTAATTGCTTTCCTTTTCTGTGGTAACGGATGGGGAAGAAATAACGATACCGCAACGACCGCAGGCGAAAACGCTTTCTTATCCGATGAGTTTGTAAAGAGAGATATTTTCAATACAAACCAGAACGTATCTAATACAGCTTGTCAGACACAGAGAGACGTATTAGAAAGCAGATACACAACACAGTTAGGATTACAGCAGATGCAGGCACAACAGCAGGCTTGTTGCTGTGAAACACAGAAAGAAGTGTTACAGAACCGCTATGATGCGGCTTTAATGGCCCAGAATATGCAGGCACAGATGGCACAGTGTTGCTGTGATATTAAGGAAACAATCCTCGCAGACGGACAGGCTACACGCCAGTTGATGCAGGACAACACAATCCAGAATCTTAGAGATAAACTTGCGGACAGAGATAGAGACTTACAGTTATCTAACTTCCAGATTTCGCAGGTATCACAGACTAAGAACATTGTGGATGCTGTTAGACCATTCCCAACACCTGCATACATTACAGCAAGTCCTTATGTATCCTATAATGGGTATGCATACGGTGGTTGCAACTGCGGAAGTGTAAATGTGTAAATAAATCAAGCTTGTTGGAAGAATCCATATCTACTAAGTAGACTAGCAATATATTGACGATAGGGTGTCGGGTTCGGCATCCTATTTTTGTTTAGGAGGGAAAACTATGTTAAATGCGGTAAATGTAGCACAGCAGGACGTAAACAGTGGGGCAAACGTACTATTTGCAAACACAAGATATAGTAGTAGGCGTTGTACCTGCAATTATGGGTGGTTGAATCATGTAGAGGGGTCTGGTCTGTTTACGTTAACGAATAGATCGAACTGCCCTATGACTGTAGAGGTAGAATTTAACGGAAATGTATCCGCTAATGCAACAGGAGCAACGGCACTTGCTGTAGAGCTTAACGGAGAAGCTATTGGTGGAACAGAAATGGACTATACAGTAGCTACAGCGAACACATTTCAGAACGTGGGAGCAACAACGGTTGTAACTGTACCATCTTGCGGTAGCTTAATCGTAAGCATCGGAAATGTAGGAACAACAGCGGCAATAGTAAAAGATGCGAATATTATTATAAAGCGTATCTCTTAAGGAGGTGCGATCATGATTGAATTTACAAACAATCTTGAAGTAACAAAAACAGAAGATATCTTTGACGAGATCAACAAAAGATATGTAGCGGCTATGATGATACACGGTCAAATGGCAGACTATTTTAACTTCTTAGGTTTGAAAGGCTACAAAAGATTACATGAATACCAGTTTCTTACAGAAAGCTTGGAGAGACGTGAAATATGCAGGTATTTTGTAGATCATCACGGCAAGCTTTTAAAAGATTCTTTTAGCGGTACTATAAAAGTGATTCCCGACTCTTGGTATACAGCCAGTAGACTGAGTATCGGAAAATCCACAAAGCAGAAAGCCGTAGAGGATGGCTTTATAGAGTATCACAACTGGGAGAAAGAGACAAAAGAAGCCTATGAGAAGTACGCACAGCAACTTAGAACGAACGGAAACGTATCGGATGCACTATTTGTAGAATGTCTGGTAAAAGACGTATATAAAGAGCTAGAAACAGTTGAAAAGATGGTTACTGATCTAATCTCTGTAGGATACGACATGGTGTATATTACAGAGACACAGGACTGCATTCATGAGAAATACAAAAAGAAGCTTAAGGGGGTCAAATTATGAGTGAAATCAAACATGTTCTGGAAGAACAGCTAGAAAGAGAAAAAAACTCAGCATTAAAACAGCTCACAACATCTAATCTTGATGCAATGTATAAGATTACAACAACATTATGCAATCTTGAAAAGATGGAGCATGGAGACATAGCTGAAACCGTCATGGATGCAGGAGAGAATCTTATTAAGAAGTACAGCAATGGCAAGTATGATAAAAATATAGATGCATTGTATGACAACTACTTAAGTGCTAAAATGGCATACAAAGAAAACGGAGATCAAGGACACCGTGATAAGCTTATGGAATCGGTCGGTAGATTGATGGTGGAAGTGTATGATATGCTTTCTTCTATGGTTATTGATTCTGACTTTATGGACGAGAGAAAAGAGATACAGCGACAGATAAAGAAACTTGCGGAAATGTAAAAAAAGAGGGTATTGAAACGGCATATTTTAGGGGTTACAATAAATATGTAGGAATTATGCAGATTTGCTACAGCCTCCTTGTAAGTACAGAGTTTTTTTAGCGTTTTTGGTTGCAAGACAACAGGAAAAGAGTTCGAGGCTCGAGTTGGGTTCAAGTCCCCACATTTCTTTTACCTTGACTTAGGTATATAAGTCTTAATCCATTACCGCAGACATAGCGGTATACAAACAATGTAGGAGGATATATATGCAGAATTACGAACAGATTTTAGCAGAATTAGGAATTGAAATCCCAGAAGAGAAAAAGGCAGAGCTAAAAAAAAGACATGCCGAAAATTATAAGACTGTAGCTGATTATAATAAACAGGTAGAGAAAAAAGATGAATACAAAACATCTTTAGACGATGTACAGACCAGATTAGCAGAATTAGAGAAAGAAGATATTGACGGTCTTAAGACTAAGATTACAACATTAACACAGGAGCTTGCAGACGAAAAAGAAGCAAGAGCAAAAGAAGCTAAGCAGACAGAGTTAAGAGACAAGGTAAAAGATTTCTTATCTGATAAAAAATTTGTAAATGCAATCACAGAAGACTCTATCCGCTCCCAGATGATTCAAAAATTAGAAGAAGAGAATGGGAAAAATGCAGAAGATGTATTCAAGGAACTTACTACTAAAGATGGGAAACCAATTGAGAACATCTTGGTTGACGAAAAGAAAGCACCAAGTACTAATATCCCAAGCTTTACGACTAAGTTCAACAGCGGAGAGCAGAAAAAGGGAACACAGAAGTTAAGGGAAATGTCTTTAGACGAAAGAATGAAGCTTAAGGCAGAGGACCCAGACTACTATGCAACCTTATTAAATGACAGATAGATAATACCGACTCACAGTATGGAAGTGAGCCGCTAACCTAAAAATCCCTTAATAGTTGTAGGTAGATGGGACAAAGATAAGTCCTTATCTATTCTTATTTAGGGTAGAAAGGACTTTTTTTATGCCAAGAACAGGATTATTTGGCGGTTTTTATTTTGACCCAGAAGAATTTTCTCGTTATATGACAGAAAACCCAACATGGAATGATGCGATTATTGCATCTGGTGTGTTAGCACAGGACAATACAATCATGGATTTAATCGGAGAAAAAGGAAACGTTGCAACAATTCCTTTCTATACACCGATTGATGAACAGGACTCACAGGCTTTAAACAACGATGGAGAAACAGACAATACACCTGTTGAAATCACAGGAAAGAAACAGACTTGTATGTTAATCCAGAGAATGAAAGCTTGGAAATCAAAAGACTTTACAAAAGAGTTAACAGGTGCAGACCCTATGACACATGTTGCAAACTCTGTTGCAAACTTTTATAAGCAGGTAAGAACACGTGACTTAATGACTACAGTTGATGCAGTTTTAAGTCTGTCTGGGATGGAAAACCACATTACAGATTTATCTTTAACTGGCGAGGGTGCTGTTGGAGATGCAAACAAAATTGACGATACAACACTTATCTTTGCACAGCAGAAAGCTTTAGGAGATTCCGCTGACAAGATGGGATTACTTGTATTAAACTCTTACATTTATGCAAAGTACAAAGCAATGGGACTTGTTGACTACAACAAATACACTATTGCTAACGCAGTAGAAAGGGAAGTAAATCTTCCTACAATCGGTGGATTTATCCCACTGGTAACAGACAGATTTACAGTTGATACAACAGGAACAAACCCAGTATACAAAACTTATATGCTTGGTACAGGTTCAGTATTGACTTGTGATAAGACAAACTATGAAAATCCTTATTATACAGACTATGACCCAGAAACATCTGCCGGTATCGAAAAGCTGTATACAAAGCAGGGTTATGTATTACATCCTAACGGATTTTCTATTAATGCTAACAAGATTGCAAAAGAGTCTCCTACAAATGCAGAGTTAGGAACTAAAGGAAACTGGTCTTTAGCATTTAATCAGAAGAATATCCGCATGGGTGTTATTAAATCCAACGGATAAAAAGGAGCGTGATTTCATGGCATACATTGACTATGAATATTACAAAACCCTTTTTGGAGAGAAAGCAATCCCAGAAGCAGACTTTAATCGTCTGGTCTGGGATTCTTGCAAGAAGATAGATAATGCCACGACTGGTGTTGACAATGTGAAGAAACTTAAGATTGCTTTTCCAAAAGATGAAGATGATGCAGAAGCAGTTAAAAGATGTGTTTGTGAGCTTCTGACGATCGCTTATAAGATTGAACAAGCAGAAGCAAGGGTTGAAACATCACAGGGTTATATCACATTAGAAGATGGAACTGTGATGAGTAAGCAGGTAGCATCTAAGAGTGCAGGAAACGAGAGTATAAGCTATGTGACTTCCAGTAACGCAGGTACGGCTACATTGATAGATAAGTGTCTAGCGGATAAGGAAGCACAAAAACAGTTATACTCTGACACAATAAGAGACTACTTATCGGGTGTCACAGATGCCAACGGAGTAAGTCTACTGTATATGGGAATGTACCCAACGGAGTATTTATGAAAGATTGTAAAGTAAATGTTTTAGGAACTACATATAAAATCAGATTCAGACATGAGAATGAAGATGAAAAACTACAAGAATTGTCTGGTTATTGCGATTATTCAAATAAAACAATAGTCGTTGCAATTTTTGAAAAAAGTGTTGATTCTGTGAATAACATTGAATCGGTTCAAAAAAGTGTGCTTAGGCATGAGATTATGCACGCTTTCTTATATGAAAGTGGTTTAGATGGGCAGTCTTGCAACGTAGATTGTTGGGCAAAAAATGAAGAAATGATTGACTGGTTTGCTTTACAGTCTAAAAAGATTTTCAAAGCTTTTAAAAAAGTAGGGGCATTATAGACAGGGGGATACGATGTATAACGATACAATCACACTTTTTAATAGGTATGAAAGTAAATTAGGAGATACATGGTATCCCTCTATTTTGCATAATACGAACCTAAACATGGATAAAGCAAGCATCGTTGCAAAGTACGGTTCTGACTCACAGGACAATGCTGTATTAAACGTGCAGTATAGCCTAAAAAGCGGTCAAAAGATGGTAGGTAGTAAATTATGGCTACCACCTAAAGAATGGTGTAAACAGACGAATGATAAGCTGTCAGAAGCACTTACATTTAGTTCTAAGGCGAATAGTTTTGATTTCTTTATCGTTGGCGAATGGGAGAACGAAGAACCGATTGCAGAGGATGATTATATTGACGGATTCTATGAAGAAATGAAACTTAAGTATGATTATGTCTTTGCAATAACTGGAAGTGCCTTTTACGACATAATCCAGCATTTTGAAGTAATGGCTAAGTAGGTGGTTATATGGCTAAGAAGAAATTAGGAAATGTTAATGTGAATACACAGAACTTGAGAGCTAATATCAGTCTGGCGAGATTCGATGAACAAATACAAAGTGCTCAATATTGGTTAGATAGTCAAGTTATGACTGATATGGTCCCATATATGCCACACGAAACAGGTACATTTATTAATACTACAAGGGCGAGAAGTGCTTCTTTAGCAGGAACAGGACTTGTTTGTGCAGGTACTGGACCGATGGGACGTTTCTTGTACTATGGTAAAGGTATGGTTGACGAACTAACAGGTTCTCCATGGGCGAGAAAAGGTGCTAAGAAAGTATTAGTCACTGAATTTGCAGGACATACCAATGCAAAAGAAGACCTGTCCTATTCCAATCCAAAAGCAACTCCAAAATGGTTTGAAACAGCAAAGAAGAATCACGGCAAAGCATGGGTTACTCATGTTAAGAAGCAGGCAGGAGGAAGTTGATGGCAGAAGAAAAGAAACCAGTCAAGTACGACATTGATGGTTTTGACGTGATCACAACAGCATTGCAAGAACTGGTAAATCAATTCCCAGAATTAAGAGAGGGAGACGAAATTGCATTTTCTACATTAGATGATGCAAGCGGAAAAGCAATGTTCCCAGTAAGCGGTGCAGTGATTGAATCAGAAAAAGAGAGTATCACTGGTCACGTCACACAGGTTTGCCTGTATCCATTTTGCGTGATCTACCGTATAAGCGGTGCTAATGCAAAACGTAAGGCAGACACGAAAGAGTGGTTGGATAACCTTGGTAAATGGTTGGAAAAGCAAACAATCACAATTAAAAACAACACATATAAACTAGAAGAATATCCAGTGTTGACAGGCAATCGAAAGTTTTTGACGATTGACAGACAAACACCTGCATATTTGGACAGTATAAACGAAAACAAGTCTGAGAATTGGGCTATCAATATTTCTGCCCGATATCAAAACGACTTTGATAGATAAATTAACTATTAACTGGTCTACGACATGATGTAGATCACTGACCTTGAAAAGATAAAGGAGAATCATAATGGCAGTTACAACAGGTAAAATTGACCGTAAGTATATGGCTCATTTCTTAGATGCAGGCTCTTTGTGCGGTGGTAAAACACCATCCTATGAACGTCTTGGAAAAGACTTAGAAGAGTACAATGTCGAACTTAATCCCGATACAGAAACAAGTAAAAATATTATCGGAGAATCTACATTCAAACACAACGGATATGAGGTTTCTTCAGAAGCCGACCCTTACTATGCCGAAGCTGACAGCACATTAAGCCAGAAGTTGCAGGAGATCATTGATAATCGTTACAAAGACGATAATCTGAAAACTACCGCAGTAGAAGTACACCTATGGAAAGAAGCATCAAGCGGAGCTTATGAAGCATACGCAGAAGATTGTTATATTGTTCCAACATCCTACGGTGGAGACACAAGTGGTTACCAGATTCCATTTACAGTTAACTACGCAGGAAACCGCAGAAAAGGTACTTACAACGTAACATCTGGAACATTTTCAGAAAGTGCTACACAGGACTTAAAAGACAACAGCAAAGCAGTTTTATCATAACAAGGAGTGCAGGATATGGAAGAACTTAGACGAAAAGTCAAAACTGGGGCATTAAATGTAATTTTAACGAATGAAGATGATGAGGAAATTGGAAGATTCCCATTCAACCCAGTTGATTTAAATATCGTAAGAAGATACGAAGAAGTTGTTACTAATTTGGAAAAGATGGAACTTCCAGAGGATGCTACAGAGCAGGATATCTTAGAACTGTCTGACAAATTAGAGGGGCAGATTGATTACTTGCTTAACTCTAAAGCTTCTAAGTCTGTATTTGCTATTTGCAATCCGCTAACTCTTACAGAAAGCGGAGATTTCTTCATCGAGAACATCATCGTGGAAATCGCAGATATTATTGAGCAGGTAACAGATCAGCGAATTAAGAAGAAACAGGCGAAGATCAAAAGAGCAACTTCTAAATATCACAAATAAATGGAAGTCTGGGAACTTCCAACATCCATAGTAGTTGGTGGCATTAAGTACGATATTCGTACAGATTTTCGAGCAATTTTGGATATATTAAAGACTTTTAATGATCCAGAGTTTGAGAACGATGAAAAGTGGATTGTTGCTCTTACCATTTTATACATTGATTTTGACGAAATGCCACCGCATGACTATGAAGAAGCAAGAGAAAAAGCCATCGAATTTATTGACATGGGTATAAAAGACGATGGGAAGAAAAAACCGCACACAATGGACTGGGAACAGGACGGTGCGGTTATTATTCCATCGGTTAATAGGGTCTTAGGAAGAGAAATCAGAGCTATGCAATATCTTCATTGGTGGACTTTTTTGGGAGCTTATATGGAAATCGGAGAATCCTTGTTTTCACAGATTCTTAATGTTCGCATAAAGAATGCGAAAGGAAAGAAACTTGATGACTGGGAACGTGATTTCTATAGAGAAAACAAAAATTTGATTGACTTAGATGTTAAATACACCGAAGAAGAATTAGCAGAAAGAGAACGTCTTAATGCACTTCTTAATGGACAGAAAGGGGTGTGATTAAATGGCTACACAAAAAGCGGATGGAAGTATTTATATCAAAACAGAAATTGATACAACCGAAGCAAAAGCAAGTGTGAAAGAAATTGCATCCCTTTTAAAACGTTTATCCAATCAAGTAAAAACCATTGGAAAATCAATGGAAAAAGCCATAAGTGGCGGTATAAAAGCACCAGATATAAAAGGCATTGATGTTGTCGAAGAAAAAGCAAAGACTGTGGCTGAGGAACTGGAAAAGACCGCACAGGCAGAAAAGAAGCTAGAAAGCATAGATATTAAATCTAATGCACTAGATACGTTAGATAAAGCTATAGAAAGTACAGGACAGAAGCTTGCAGAGTTAGAAAAAGCACAGATGGATATATTTAACAGAAATCAGAGTGCAACTTCTTCCCCTGCGTTTCAAGCAATGGAAAGTGCAGCGGCTAAACTAGATCAGCAATACGAAGAACTTCTTGCAAAGAAAAAGCAGTTAGAAGCACCAACAGCGAGTACAGACAGTGGTCTACCTAAAAGTGCAAAACTTACAGGTGGAACAGGTCTTGCAAGTGAAGAGAGTGCAAAAGCATTACAGAAATTAAATGCAGAAATCACAGGTACAGAAACAAGTGTTGAATCCTTAAACACCAATTTAGGACAAACAACACAATTGCAGGATGAAATCAGCAATTCAAATATCAAGACAACAGCATATCAGATTCTTGAAGATTCCTTGCAACGCCTTGATACACAGTTTGAACAGGTAGCAACAGCACAGCAAGAAATATTTGCAAGAAATCAGAACGCAACTTCTTCTCCTGCGTTTTTAGCATTGGAGAGTGCTGCGGAAAAGCTTGGCAGACAATATGACGAATTATTAGCAAAGAAAAAGCAGTTGGACAGTGGAACAACAACCGCACAACCAACAGAGAAAGTACGTACTGCACCGATTACAGGGAACTACGCAAAGACAGCATCAGAAGAAAGTGAGAAAGCCTTAAATGCATTAAATAAGGAAATATCTAAGACTGATGCAAAAGAAAGAAGCCTTGTTGGAACAAATGGAAAGCTAGGTTCATCTTACACCAATATTGGTAGCAAAGTAGCGGAAACAAACGGAAAATTAAGCAAAACAAGAATACTTGCAACACTTTTATCAAGTGGTATTGGCAAGCTTGGAAATGCATTAAAAAAAGTTGGTTCATCCGCTCTTAGTGTTGGAAAGAGAATTGGAAGTCTTGCAACAAGCTTCCTTAATACATCGCAAAGTGCTGATAATGCACGTTTTTCAGTTGGTCGAATGGTTGGTATGAGTATCTTATATTCGACCGTGTTTGGAATGATTGGTAAGGTCAATTCTGCGGTAGCAAGCGGTATGCAGAATCTAGCACAGTATTCCAATCGCACAAATGCAGCACTATCATCTTTGATGTCGGCACTGACACGATTAAAAAACAGTTTTGCAACGGCATTTAGTCCGATTCTTACAGCAATAGCTCCTGCATTAGTTACGTTGATTAACTTAATATCAAAAGCATTGACCTATGTAGGAATGTTTGTTGCAGCACTGACAGGGCAAAAGACATTTACAAAAGCCGTAGGGGTGCAACAAGACTATGCTGCATCCTTAGGAAGTACAGCATCGGCATCGAATGATGCAGCAAAAGCGAGCAAAAAAAACGCCAATGCCACAAAGAAAGCAAACAAAGAGAACCAGACATATCTATCTGGTCTTGATGAAATCAGACAGTTCCAGAAAAAGAACAAAGATGATTCTGACACAACACCTAGTACCGGCGGTGGCGGTGGCGTAGGTGGTGGAGGTGGTGGACTTAGTCCATCGGATATGTTTCAAGAAGTGCCAATTGCTAGTTCTATCAAAGGAATAGCAGATAAAATCCGAAAGTTGATTAAGGACGAAGATTGGGAAGGACTTGGAGCATATATCGCAAGCGGTATCAATAAAGGATTGCAAAAAATCTATGATGCTATCAATTGGAATAATATAGGGCCGAAGATAACGTATTTTGTAAATGCATTTACACGAACGTTCAATAGTCTTGTAGATCACATTGACTGGGATTTACTCGGACGAACTGTTGGTGCAGGTATTAATACACTTGTCAATACAATGAATCTCTTAATTGAGGGTATCGACTGGAAAAATCTTGGAACGAAATTTTCAGTAGGATTCCGTGGGTTAGTCAATGAGGTAAATTGGACCAACTTAGGAAATCTGCTTGGAAACAAATTTATGATTGCATGGAATATCTTTAACGGATTTGTTTCTGACATGTCAAGAAAAAGCAATCTTGGGTTGACTGGTTGGGAAGAACTTGGAACATCTCTAGGAAATCTTGTTAATGGAATCTTTGATAAAGTTAATTTCACAACAATTGCCGATACGTTAGTAAAAGGAATCAACGGAGCATTTGCAACGTTAGGAGCGTTTGTAAAGACAGTGGATTGGTCTGGAATTGCAAAGAACATCACTAATGGTCTTAATGCTATGATTCAAGGAATTGATTGGGCAACGGCAGGGCAGACGTTAAGTGATGCAGTGACAAGTCTGTTAGGTGTGTTTGCTAGTGTTGCACAAAACACCGATTGGAATGGACTTGGAAGAGGAATTGGAACATTCCTAAACAATATTGACTGGGGTACAATCTTTAGTCAAGTATTCACAATTATAACAAATGTTCTTGGCGGTTTGATTTCTGGTTTAGCAAGTACAACAGCAGGAAAATTAGCGTTAGCACTTGGTACAGCGATTGGAGCAATCAATTTGGCAGGAAGCTTTTCTAAAATGCTTACTGGAAAAAGCTTATTAGCGAATATCATATTAGCACTTGGAAAATCTGGTGGCGGTGGAATTATTGGAACAATCGCAAGTGGTCTTTCGACAGGATTAGTAGCTATATTTGGTGCAGAGGGAATACTTGCAACAACGTTAATACCTGCGATTGGTTCATTTGTATCTATGATAGGAACAGCATTAAGTGGCTTAGCTGCACTTTTCACTTTTCCGGCAGGAGTTATTGTTGCTGCGATAGTCGCAGGAGTTGCACTTATCGTATTAAACTGGGATAAGGTCAAAGCAGTCGCAGGAAAGGTTGCAGAATTTGCCAAAGGTGCATGGGAAAAATTAAAGAGTGGATTTGATACCGTTGCATCCGGCATAGGAAAAGCAGGAGAAACAATCAAAATAGGTTGGGAATCTGTGAAAGAAAAAGCAGGAGATTTAAGAGATGGCATCAAAGAAAGAATAGAAAAATTACCAGAAAATGCTCAAACATGGGGACAAGGAATTGTCAACGGACTGCAAGAAAAGATTTCTGGCGGTATTGAAACTGTTAAATCAACAGCAAGTACATTAAGGCATGGGATTGAAGATAATGTAAGCGGTGTCGTTGAAAAGTTTAGACAGTTTGGAAATGACGCAATGTCAAAAATTAGAGATAATCTAAGTGGTCAGAATTTATCAACTGTTAAAGCGAAAGCGGAAGCAGTGAAAAATAGTGTGTCTGACGGATTCAAAGGAGTTATATCTAACTTTGGCACGCATGCAAGCGATGCCATGAAAAATGTCAAGAACACATTTGAAGAGAAGAAGCAAGGCGTTGTTGATAAAGTCGAAAATGTAAGAGACAAGATGGTTGGCGGGCTGAAAAAGCTAAAAAGTTTGATGGCAGGAAACTCTGACAGTCCAGTGAAAGAAGCTATCAGAAAGATGAAAACAGTTTTCTCAGGCATGAACTGGGGAAGCGTTGGACTAAATGTTGTAAAGGGAATTGTTCAAGGTGTTGGAAACAATGCATACAGACTTGTAAATAAAATGATGGACCTTGCAAAAGAAGCATGGAACGCAGTAAAAGATTTCTTTGGAATCCATTCTCCATCACGACTTATGAGAGATACAGTAGGTAAGATGATTCCTGCGGGTATCACAGTAGGTTTGGAAAAAGCTTTTCCAGATACGATTGATACATTACTAGATCAGTCAAAGCAGTTGGCGAATGTACCATTTACAGCACCGTATGTAGCAAGTGGAGCGGTAATACCTGCGAAAGCATCCGCAGTGATCGCACAAAAGCAACACAGTACAGATAGCAACAACAATGACGTACTTAATCTACTAGAACAGCTATTATCTGTTATGAAGTCCTTAGAATCAGACAACAGCGGTAACGATGGTGGGGATTATCATTTCACAGCACAGATTAACCGCAGGACGTTATTTGATGAATTTATCGAAGAAGCAAAACTAAGACAAATGAGTAACGGTAGAAACCCATTCAGCCTTGCGTAGAAAGGAGTAAATATGGCACAAGATTATATAAAAATCAACGGTGTGAAAATATGGCAACCAGATTGTGACATAGCTGTAGCACTCGAAACCACGTATACGCAAGGTTCAACAAGGGCACAGTCTGGAAAAGGGAAATTTACACCGATGTTTACGGTAGAGCGTTTCCCATATACAGCTACGGATATTCCAATGTCAGAAGCTTCAAAAATCCTGCAAATGGTAGCAAAAGGAAAACCTTTTGATTTGCATTATTTTTCCGTGTACCACGATGAATGGAGAACGGCAAAGTTTTATGTCGGACAGGTATCGGACATAAAAATACAAACATTGGAGAAAAACAAAGAGAAATTATCTAGTTTTTCGTTCAATGCACAGGGGGTTAACCCGATATGATAAATGTAAGTAATGAGTTTAAAACTCTAATGTCAGAAAGACAGGATTTTAAAGAGTATGCAGAAGTTACACTTGCAAATGGCACAGTTTTAGAACTGACAGAGGATGATTTTTCAATAGATAACAATAGTCTGGTTGATTCTGCTGGGGCAAACTCTATTCCTTTAGGAGTTGCCCTTAGTAGAAACGTACAGTTAGAAATCATGAACGACGATGATCACTTATCTGATTATGATTTCTTTGGAGCAAAAATCAGACTATATCTGACGTTTGAATTATCATCAACGATAGAAAAAATTGAATACGGTACATTTACCGTCACTCAACCAGAAACCTACGGAAGTGTTGTAACGATTGTCGGCTACGATGATATGTATAAAGCAGATAAGACATACAGCACAACATTGACATTCCCTGCGACAGCAAAGAGTGTGCTAATTGATAGTTGTGATACCTGCGGTATCTTGATTGGAAATAGTAACTTTTTACATAATGACTTCCAGATACCAACCATGCCATCTAGTGAGTATACACACCGACAGATTATAGGTTTTATCGCTATGATTGCCTGCGGAAACGCAAGAATTGACCGTACAGGACATTTACAGATAATGACCTATGATTTTAACTATGACAGCGGCAATGTTCATACTTTGACCGATTACAACACTCTGACGAATGATACAAACGATGTGCAGGTAACAGGCGTGCAAATGACAAAGACTGTCACTAAGACAACAACCGATGAAGATGGTAACGAAAATGAAGAAGATGTGGAAGAATTAGTCAAATACGGTTCAAATGGCTACGTTTTAGAAATAGAGAATCCGTTAGTTGCAGGTCATGAAGAAACATTAGTTTCTTGGATTTATGAAAGATTCAAGGATGTAACGTTTCGTGGATTTACGATGGATTATATTTCTTATCCAATTGCAGAGTTTGGAGACAAGATAAAGATTACAGACTGGCGAGGTAAAAGCTTCTATTCTGTATTAACAGATGTAAACTTTGTATTCTTTGGATATACAACACTTAAAAATAGTGCAGAATCTCCAATGAGAAATCAAAGCAATTACACGTCAAGTGAACAAAAAGCACTGATTCAAGGGAAAGAATTAGTTGAACGTGAAAAGACAAATCGTGAAATTGCAGTTAAAAAGTTAAATGATACATTAAAAAACAGCTCTGGCATGTATTCTACAGCAGAAAAACAACCAGACGGCTCTACTATTTACTATTTGCACGATAAACCAACAATCGCAGAATCACAGAATGTTATCAAACTAACAGCCGAAGCAATTGGTTTTTCCACGGATGGCGGTAAAAATTATCCATATGGTTTTACAATCACAGGCGAAATGATAACAAGATTGCTTTATACAGAGGGAATCAATGCAGATTATATCAACACTGGTGCATTAACAGTCAAAGATAAATCTGGAAATATTATCTTCTATGCAGATATGGAGACTGGTACTGTAAAGATTTCTGGGGACAACGTCACGATTGGTGGCAAAACAGCACCAGAAGCAATTAGTGATGCTGTGAAAGAATCTAAGAACTACGCAGATGGTAAAGTATCAGATTTTGCAGAAACAGTTACAAAAAGTGTAGCGGACCTACAGAACCAGATAGACGGACAAATTGAGACGTTCTACTACGATTACGAACCAACATTAAAAAATATCCCTGCTTCTGACTGGACAACAGAAGATGATAAAAAGAAGCATGAGGGAGACTTATTTTATTGGAAATCTAAAGGATATGCCTACAGATTCTTCAAAGATGGCGACACATGGAAGTGGCAGTTAGTACAAGACACGGACGTTACAAAAGCATTAAGGACAGCATCTTTCGCACAGTCCACAGCAGACAGTAAATGTCGTGTATTTTTGACACAGCCTACACCACCTTATGATACTGGCGATATGTGGAATCAAGGACAGAACGGAGACATCCTTACTTGCGTTGTAGCAAGGGGAGAGGGTGCAAGTTATGTGGAAACCGACTGGCAGAAGCTTAATAAATACACAGATGATGAGACTGCTAATAAGGCACTGGAAGAAGCGAGAAAATCTCGTGCAATGATTATCAATCTGGACAACGATTATCAAGCAATCACGACAGATTATAAGGGAGAATATACATCATTTCCAGAGTGCCACACGACAGCACAGGTATTGTACGGTCATACCGACATATCAAACGACTGTACTTATAATGTGCAAAAGTCGGGTGGTGTTGTAGGCTCTTGGAACAGCTCAACACACACCTACACTGTAACAGCATTAACAACAGATGTTGGATGGGTGGATATTACAGCTAATTACCTTAATACATATTCTGTTACAAAACGATTTGATATTGCTAAATTAAAGGGTGGTATCCCCGGAGAAACAGGTGCTACTGGTCCACAGGGGGAAAAGGGAGCCACAGGTCCACAGGGACCACAAGGAGAAAAGGGAGAAAAGGGCAATCAAGGAAGTGCAGGAAGAACGTATTTCATGGAAACATCGTCAAGCATTGTGAAAATGTCCGCAGATAACACGATCGTGCCTAACTATATTACATTGTCTGGTTATTACCGTGACGGTACAGCAACAGCACGTACAGCCTATAAGTGCCGATTCAAGATTGAGGAAACAACAGACGGAGATACATACACGACCGTTTATACTTCATCCTCAGATGAAACGGACATTACTCACGCACTGTACTCTGTACTAGCGAGTGGTTCAAGCGGTATCACAGCAAGCGGTTCAAATGGTATCGGTATCTCAAGAAATCTTACAGCGTTAAGGTGTACGATGTATGCCGCAGGTGGATTTTCACAGGTGTTGGATATTGAGACAATTCCAGTAGCCATTGACGTAGATGCACTGACTCACGAAGATATATTCAATCTGCTGACCAACGACGGAGCATGGCAAGGTATTTATCGTGGGTCTGACGGTAAGTTGTATATCAATTTTACTTATGCTAGAGGTGGAACATTAAATCTTGGTGGAAAAGCAAACACGTACGGTAATGGACAAATGCACGTTTATGATGCAAATGACAATGAAATTGTTGACATAAACACGAAAGGGATAGTCGTAACGCATTATATATCAGGCATGGGAGAAAAGCCAATATCATATGTGTGTATAACACCAGACGTGTTCGGTGGTATATATTTATCTGAAAACAAGGATGGAACTGGTGCATGTGCGATTTTGTCCCAAGATGAGATTGTATTAAAAAATAACAGCAGTGGACCAATTACAGTACAGACAGACATAACAATGCATATGACGGATGAATCACTTTATCTTGGGTCGGTAAGTGAATATAAATTTCATTTTGGAAAAGAAAGATCAAGTTTTTATCAGCCAGTTACTATTGGCGGAAGTTTGTCTGTTGCCGGAGAAAAAAACAGAATAATAGATACAGAAAATTATGATACAAGAAAGCAGTATTGCTACGAGACAGCAACTCCATATTTTGGAGACATCGGAACAGCACAAACTGATGAAACAGGAAAATGTTACATAGACATTGACGATATATTTGCAGAAACAGTAAACACAGGTGTTGAGTACCAAGTATTCTTGCAGAAAGAGGGGCAAGGCGATTTATGGGTAGAAGAAAAGACCGATAGTTACTTTGTCGTTCGAGGCACTGAAAACCTTAAATTTTCGTGGGAAATCAAAGCAATTCAGAGAGATTACGAATTTGAACGACTTGAAAAATTCGATAACTCAGAAAAAGAAGAAGTGATTGACTATGAGAAAGAATATATGGAAGAAATCAACGATTTAATTAAAGAGCAGGAGGAAATTTTAAATGAAACAGTTGAGTAGTTTTATGGTATTAAATATTGACGGTGGAGACAGAGTATCATACACATACAATGAGATTGACGATAACACAGGCGAGCCAATCAGACGAAATAATAAGGGAAATTTCTATGTAGTGGACGATGAACTAAAAGAGCATGTCAAAGCTATTAGAGACTTCATCAAGGATAACAAACTGAACGATTAAGGAGTAATATTATGGCAATTAATATACCTTTAGTACATATCTCAGATTTAACAGAGAAAAAGACCATCTCAGATTCAGACTACATGCTTACTGGTGGGAGTACCGCCAGTAAGGTTAAGTGGTCAACGATCGTGTCTCTGATAAAAACTAAATTAGGGATTGGAAATATAGAAGATAGTATAAGTAAAATACAGTCAGATATTTCTACGTTAAATAGTGATTTAACCAATAAATTACGCAATATAGTAATTAAAACAAGTGGAAGTGGTACGAGCATATCTGTAACCATATCAAATTACGATAATTTAAAGTTAAAAAGTGACAAAATCGCACTATTTTTGTTTGGAAACGGAAACGGTTCTTCACGCTGTGCCATAATCTCAATAAATATGAGTAACGAAGATATTATCATTAATGCAATTACCAATGTTGTATCTGGAGATATATCATGTTCTGCAAGCAAAAATGTAATTACTATAAACAATCTTCCACAATGGGGATTTTATACGGTTATAGCACCACCAAATGTGTATATAGATCAAGGTGGAATTATATTTGATAATTAGTCTTACCTTGCATAGACATCGTAAGTAACTGTTCCTGTTGGAGATACTACTTGCCAACTTGAAGCAAAATAAACAACATTTTCATCTTTGCATGCCATAAAACTTGCGTGATAAGTGTTGTCATACCAGTAACCATCAGATATACGCTTTGTTTCTGTTAAATTTGGAAACATGAACGTAAATTGCGGACTTGTTGCATTTTTTGAACGGCAGTCAATCCGTTTATTATCAAGAAAGAATATGTTTTTTCTATTTAAATGGAACGTCAACTCCACCAATTATAATAAGCTCATTTTTAACTTTGAATACATTCAAATAGGTTTTTAAGTTGCCGTTTGGAACTAATGTAAAATCGAAAGAAAAATCACTATTTAGTTAATAGAACTATTAAATATTAATGTATGATGCAGGAACAATCACATTTGCTATTACGACACCGTAAGATGTTGTATCTTTGCATCTTATGTCCACTGTATTGTTATGTATAGTTATGTACCCAGTATTTCCACGTGGAGTCCAACTTCCGTCAATGATTTCACAAGGAGTGAAAACTTCATTGTTAAATGTAATACCGTTGGGCAATGTTAATAAAGTTTGATTTGTATTACCGCCTGTCAAACTTTTGCCATACCATATATAAATCATTGCTAACTGACTATTTTTTTTAATAGCAAATCCATCAATGCCATAGGTTTTATACTGTAAACTTGAAAAATCACTATTTAACGTATAAATAAAAAAACACCCTGCATGAAGCAAGGTGTAAATAAATTACAAATGGAGATTAAGAAAGAAGAAAATCTCCATTCACATATTAACACAAACACTTAATAAATGAAAGGAGAAACTATGAATCTCAAATTAAGATTAAAAAATAAGGCAACATTAACATCACTGATTATGGCAGCAGTGGCATTTATCTATCAGGTTTTAGGTATCTTAAATGTCGTTGTTCCAATCTCCCAGAATGACGTAGTGCAGGTGTTGGGTATCCTTATTAACTTATTAGGAGTTATGGGTATCTTAGTTGACCCAACAACACCGGGAGTAGGAGATAGTGAACTTGCAAAAAGTAAAAATGATATTGCAGAAGTGATTGAATACAAAAAGGAGGACTAACAATGGCGAACACAGTCAATAAGGTTCTTAATGTAGCTAAAGGAGAAGTTGGTTACTTAGAAAAGAAAAGTAATAAGTATCTTAACGATAAAACAAAAAATGCAGGTAGCAACAACTACACTAAGTACGGAGCATACTTTGGTATTAACGGACCAGATGCTTACTGGTGTGACATGTTCGTGGATTGGTGTATGGTGCAGGCATACGGCAGGGATGTAGCAAAAAATCTCTTACATGGATTTAGTGCATACACTCCAACATCAGCACAAAAATTCAAAGACAGTGACCAGTGGCATAAAACACCACGGATTGGAGACCAGATTTTCTTTAAGAACTCTCAAAGAATCTGCCACACTGGGATTGTGTATGCAGTAACTGATGAGATGGTGTTCACAATCGAGGGCAACACCTCTAATGGAACAGCCGTTGTACCAAACGGTGGTGCTGTATGCAAGAAGTCTTATGCTTTAGGCAATAGTCGTATCGCAGGATATGGACGACCTAAATATGATAACGTAAAAGTATCATACAGCGTTGTAAAAAAGAACTCTTCCAAGAATGCGATCAAGTGGTTACAGAAAAAACTGAACGCAAATTGTACATACGCAAACGAACATCCATTAGCTATTGATGGAATCTGGGGAGCAAAGACAACGCAGGCTTTGAAGAAATACTGGAAACAGTTAGGATGGAACACGTCTGGAACATATGCAGGAAAGAAAACTTGCACGGCTTTGAAAAAAAATCGAAAAAAGTAGTTGCAATGTCGAAAATGATATGATATTATAAACAACGTTGAAACGAGAATGTTCCATTTTCGTTCCAACCAAAATTGAGAACAATAGAGTTTATGCGGTTTAACATAGATTTGATTCCTTGACTTTTAATCAAGTTGTCCGGGGTTCGAATCCCCGCACGCTCACTTTAAAAAGCACGGTTGCCAAATGGCTAAATACCGTGCTTTTCTTGTATTTATACAGTTTTTAAGGGTATGACCTGTCTAAAAATCATACCCTTAAAGTAACCGAAAGTATTTAAAAGTTTAAGGAAGTATTTGTTCCATACGTGTTCCATGTTCCATTTTTGTTCCAGAAACATTCTTAAAAAGCCATGATAATAAATCTTGTAGCTGTTCCATTTTTTGTTCCACTGGTTGTTCCATTTTTTGTTCCAAATCTACGAAACTTAATGCATTATTTACAGCTGACACTTTATCTTCTTTTTCCATCATGATATGGTTGTATACTTTCATTACAACTTCTTCTGAATCTCCAACTAACTTAGCCACCATCTTAATACTGATAATTGGAATCTGGTAGCATAAGCAAGAACAATAATTATGTCTGAAAACATGGCTTGTCAATCCATCGATAATACTAGGGCTGACTGCCTGCATAGCTTTTAATATTCTGTCAAACATTCTTCGAAAACCAGATTTTGTCATAGGTTTGTAGTTTTGGTTTACAAAAAGATATTTTCTTTTGTCTTTCCTCAGCATAGATATATAGTCGGCTATATAATCAAATACACTGTTAGGAATTGGAAGTATTCTTTCTCCGTTAGTTATATTTTTTACCGTTTTTACAAAAGGAATATTATCTGATATGTCGTGAGATTTAGTGATAGATACTGTATGGGCTTCTAAGTCGAAGTCACTTTCTGTTAGTGCTAGAGCTTCTCCACGCCTTAATCCACAGCCGTAAAGGATGTAGGCATACAATTTATCCATTGGTTTAAAATCTGCCGTAAAAACGGCTCTCTGTTCGTCTGGTGTCAAAGCACGTTGTTCTTCTGCTTTATATTTGATTCCCTCAAAATCGTCAAAAATGTCTGCGAATGTTTGAGCGGAGAAAATACGATCACGTACAGCACTACGCAATATTTGCTTAAATGTCATAGCAATCTGCTGTTGTGTTCGTGGATGCCCTGTAGCATGGTTTAATAGCAATTGGAAATGTTTTCGCTCAATGTCTTGCAATTTGGTATAAGCTATCGGAATAAAATGTACGTTGATAATGTTTTCATACATTTTGTTTGTATTATTAGCACGACTAAATTCTTTGTATAAATGTCTCCATTGTACAGCATATTCAATAAATAATATGTCAGTTTCAATGATTCCACGACGTTCATCCCTTAATCGTTCAAATTCTTTTACTTTCTTTTCAAGGTCCTTAGAGCTTTTTGGAGATCGCAGGTGTTTATATCTCTTCTTTCCATTATCCTTGTATGTGCCATCCCACACGTTGGTAGAATAGTAACCGTCTTTACCTTTTTTAAATTTAGCTGTTGCCATTGTATCACTCCTTTTTCTAATAATTGGAATTTGCGTTTTCTGCAAAAATGGGTACAAAAATAACAGCCATGCAAGAGTAGTTTTTATAACATTGCAAAATAATATGAATGTGTTACAATAGATATGGAATTTTCTATATTAAAATTTTACGATGTTATGGAAAAGGGTTACCGTTCTTTTTAGTCTTCTAACGGTGGCTCTTTTTTGCGTTCTTGCATAACTGATGTAGTCATGATACAATATAGGTGTTTGGCTGTACTATCTTGTATGATAACTACCTTGTATTTATATTAGATAGTGCTTTGGACTGTACCTATTTGGACGTGGGTACGGTCCTTTTTATTGTTTAAAAGTCATATTTTGTCCAGTAACCATTGTTACTATAAGTGAAAGATGCAACGTTATTTGGAATTAAAAATGCTGCATACATCTTACTGCTACCACCGTTATATAATTTAATTTCTGAACGGTCGTATTCCCAATCAATATAAAGGGCAGATACGCCACCTAAGTTTTGTGTGGCTGATGAATTATAGAAACAATATGGATTCAATATATCAGAACCATCTAAAAAATACTTGTCATATCCACTGATCGCAGATACATCAAACGTGAAAAGCACAAGGTTTGTGTTAGGGTTGTTAGATAGTTCTTCCTGTTCAAATTCTCCCCATTTACCGAATGATTTCAATAAATTTATAGCATCGTTTCCTTTGCGTACTTCGTTTAATTTAAAATAATATACAGAACCATAATTATTTATCGTAACACCGTTTCTTGGGTTATAAGGATTTGTTCTGCTACCTAAAGGATTAGCAGGAACTGTTTTGGTTGGTTTTGTTGTATTCTGAGTTTTCTTTTTATTCTTCACAGTTACTTTGCATTTATATTTTTTCTTTCCAATCTTTGCTGTGATAGTAGCACGTCCTGCCTTTTTAGCAACGACTTTTCCTTTTTTAGAAACTGTTGCAACTGATTTTTTACTACTTGACCATTTAGGTTTTTTCTTTGTGCCTTTTACCTTTAATGTTTTGGATTGCCTAACAGTAAGTGTAATTTTTGAGTTAGAAATCTTAATTTTAGATTTTGCTTTTACTGTATTTAAATTTCCGAAAACGCCCAGTGTGACAGCAAGTAAAAACACAGTTAATAATTTACATGATTTTTTCATGATACTCCTCCTTTTGTTAATGTATAACAAGCAACGTGACAACCACAATCGCAGGCAAATCGCAGGCTAGAACCCACGGTTTTATGCGGTTTTCAAGACTTTTTGCATAGTAGTATCGCAGGCAAATGACAGGCAAATGACAGGCAAACATCAATCAACTATGCATTTTCTTTTTTTAAAGTCCAAGAAACCACGGTTTTATGCGGTTTTCAGCACCATGCAAAAAGTTTTTTAAATTTGTGATTGACAAAACAATATTTTTAGTGTATTTTTATTTTCTTTTATATAAATATATAGTATCTAAAGACTATAGTTATATATAACCTATATAGTATTATAATAATTAATATTTATATTTAATTAAAAAGAAAAAAATAAAACAAAAAAAGAAAAACATTAGAGCTGTTTGAATGCAATTAGCTGAGGGGTGTATCCTGTCAGCATTGCAAGTTGCTCTTTTGTATAATCTTTGTGTTCAAGTATCACTTCGTCTGGTATCAAAAGTTCAGAAGCAAATGTCTGTGCTTCTTGTTCGATAGAGTTCTCATAACAGTTCTTGCCGAATGAGAAGAAATAAAAATCTTCTTTGTGCAGGACCGCATGACCTAACTCATGAGCTAAGACCTCGTGATACTTTTTTTCGTTTTCTAATAATTTTTCGTTTATGTAAATAAAATCTCTTTCGTGAATCTTTAAATAGCAACCAGATATTTTTTTTAAGTCCCCGATCTGGATGATTATGTCTAATTCTTTTGCAAGCCTAACGGGGTTTCTGGTTTCGTATTTTTTAATCAAATTGTATACAATAGATTTAATTTGATTATGATTCATACATTCATATCCTTTCTTCACTTATTTTTCTGTTTAAGATATATAAGTGACATTTCATACTGAGCTAAGATCGCATCAAGAGATTCATCGTCAAGTTTTTCCCCATCGTAGTAGATAGGGTGTCTAGTCCTGTTTTTAAGTAAATCTCTCATTCTCTCCAGTTCGTCTTTGATGTCTATTACACGGTTATCTTTTTCTTTTTTATCCTCCTCCTTTCCTGTCATGAGGTAATCAATTGATACCCCGAAATAATTTGAAATCGTTTCTGCTAAATCCATACCTATTTTGGAATTTTTCTTTTTCCAAGTACTGATAGTAGAGGTTGAAACCCCTGTGTCTTTACAAAAACGATAGGCTGTTATGCCACGTCTTTTCAACAATTTTTCAAAAATTTCATACATAGCGTTGCCCCTTTTTATAAAAATAATTCGACACAACGAAATAAAACCCTTGACTACCTCGTCAAAACGTGCTAATATACACTTGTAACTCGGATGAGCGAGGTAAAACGAGTCGGTTTGGCGAGTGACTCGTGGAATCAAGTGATAAATAATTCGTTAAACACAATATATCACTAAACCGAGATAAAATCAATAGTTTTAACTTAGAAAGGAGTGAAAAATTTGGTTTATGAAAGATATTGTAAACTAAGAGATGAAAAAGGTATTACGGATTACCGAGTATCAAAAGATACAGGAATGACAAGTTCGCTTTTTTCAGACTGGAAAGCAGGAAGAATCAAACCAGGTTTAAAAAGCATTAAAACATTAGCTGATTACTTTGGTGTGACAGTAGATTATTTTTTAGAGGAGAGTGAGTAGTGAAGAAAAGATATTCTCATAAAAAAATGAGAGCATGGTCAGAGTACCCATTGATTACAAGAATATCTTTTGTGCTTTCTTGTACAGCATTGGTACTTGCGATTGCGAGATTGCTACTTAAATAGACTGACGATAAGAGCTATTAAAGCAATTAAGACAGATAGCAACTCTAACCAATGTTTAGAAAACCAATTAAATTTCTGCTGATATTTCCTTTTGCTGTCAGCGGAAATGGATGAATTAATAGCATCTTGAATCTTTTGATTTTTGGAATAGTCGGAAGATTTCATTTTATCAATGGTTTCTTCATCTGGTTTATCAAGATGCGGTAAAGGATTTTTAGACATAGTACACCTCCTAGGGAGATTATAACACAGAAAGGAGTGCAGAAATGTATATTCCACCATTTCAATTAGGAATATTTGTAGGAGCTGTAGGAGTAATTGCACTTGAAATCACAGCTGTATTAATCGACGACTACAGAAGTAAAAAGAGAAGAGAAGAACGAAAGAAATAAAAATGCCCCATGCGGTACTAGAACTACCACACAGGGCGAATGTAACCACTAACCATAGCTTAGCGGTAAGGAAATTATAACACAATTTTTTTAACACCGCAAGAAAGAGGTGCGGAATGGAAGATAAGACAAAGCAGTGGAAAGACTTAGAAGAATACTTTGCAACAGAGGTAATTGAGCAAAGTAAACGGACAGCAAAAAGATGGTTTGCAATCTGGCTAATTACATTCATTGCATTGGTTACGACAAATACAGTGTGGATATATGTGTTTAACTCATATGAATACGTTCAGCAGGACGGAAGCGGAGTTAACAACTATCACACCGATATTGATGGAGACTTAGAGAATGGGACAAAGAATTAAAGCTAAGAAGAACGGCAAATACAAGAAAGTGGCGTTCAGACAGGCAGGAATGAAGAAAAGAGGATACTACCGCAGGAAGAAGCGGAGAAAGTGAGGTAAACATGGAGTACCCGAAACCAGTTATGAAGATGGGAGAACTTGTGAAGATGGGGTTCCCGAGGTCGTTTCTGGATGAAGCTTATCGGGAACGTGGACAAGACTTTGCACAAAAAGGTCCTAAGTCCAATTCTCCTATATTTTTCGATACAGAAAGATTTGAAAAATGGAGAATAAGAAAGCTAACAAATGAGAACCAAGCAATGCAGAGAGGAGGATTCTAAATGAAAATGGGAGCATTCATGATGGGGTGTGGACTGTTAGTCTGCGGATTAGAGTTAATGCCATTCTGGTTTATGGGTACTTGCGTAGCCGCAGGACTGGCATTAATCGCACAAGAGCGTGATGGATGGAAATGAAAAAAAGCACCCAGACATGGCAGGTCTTAAGTGCTTAACAAAAAATGTATAACAACAGTATAGCAGGAAAAGGAGAATGTGACAATGATTATTACAAAAAAAGAGTTCAAAGATGCAGTTAAAAATATTATCGTTGATGCAATTAAATCAACTAACGACCCGATGTTTACAAAAGAAGAAAACAAAGAAGCAGATAGAAATATCGCAACAGCAATGACAGACTTCTATAGCAGAATGATTACAAAACTTTTCGCAGGCAGAGAAGAATGGGAAGCTAACAAAGAAGAGTTAAGTGACAGTATGAATCAATGTAGTGATGAAAGAATGCAGGAACATCCTAGTTTTACAACGGCACTGGAAAATATTGCGTGTATAACAAGTGTAGGAGAGCTGTTACGCACGATCGCAGGAAATGAGGAAGAAGAAACACAAGAACCACAGGAAAAGGAATTTGACGTAGAAGAGATTCTGAAAGAAGCAGGGAGTGAGCAGGAATGATCGTAACAGGATACACAAACGAATATGGGACAGTAATCCCAGAAGAAGATGCAACAGAATATATCTGGAAGCAGGCGAGAAACAATGAAGAAGATAAAACATGGCTACTAGAGTATATGTGGGACGTGTTTACAGGAAATCCAAAATTCAAAAAGGAATTAGAGGAACTAAAAGAAGCTCGTTTTGATGATGTATGCAGTGTGAAAGAGTGTGACGAGCAGGGAAACGTCATTCCGTATAACGGAGAATATGAACCAGAGGGGAGATAGAAAGATATGACAATACATGAAAAAATGATGAAGATTCAGACAACATTGAAAGCACCAAAAAATCTAAGAAACTCATTCGGTGGGTATATGTACCGCAACGCAGAGGGAATCTTAGAAGCTGTGAAACCACTTCTGGAAGAACAGAAGCTTGCGATGTACATAACAGATGATGTAATAGCCGTTGGAGATCGTGTCTATGTAAAAGCAACGGTAAAGGTGCAGGACATTGAAACAGAAGCAAGCGTAGAAGCAACAGCACTCGCAAGAGAAGCACTTAATAAAAAGGGAATGGATGATTCTCAGATAACAGGGACGGCATCATCTTATGCACGTAAGTATGCCTTAAATGGAATCTTCTTACTGGATGATACAAAAGATGCTGATACGGACGAAAATCAAAAAGAACGCAAAGCAAGAGCGGACAAGCAGACAGATGATAACAACGCAGAAGCAATCAGAGGTATGAAGATTTCAAAAATCAAACAGGACACACTTTTGAGTCTGTGTGATGAAATGGCATTTGATATTAACAAGATTCTTGCATCTTATCATCATAAAGATATTTCAGAAATTACTGAGGGAGAATATCAGTACATTGTAGCCAACAAAGACAAGGCTAACGTAAGAAAGATTTGGAGCTGATTAGATGGAAACTAAAGCCAAAATTCATGATATATCCATTGATTTTGAAAGTGGTAAGCAGGTTATTTCCCTTGTGTGTGAAAAAGACATACGAGGGGAATATGACCGACTGAAAGATAAAGAATGTCGGCTTAAGGTTGTTCAGTACCATGATTGCAGGTCTTTAGATGCCAATGCATACTTTCATGTATTGGTTGGGAAGATTGCAGAAGTAACGGATAACAGCAAGGTGTATATAAAGAACAAACTCATAGCAGAGTACGGACAGCATGAGATTATAAATGGTTCTTTGGTATCACTTCCATTAGATAACGATATAGAAGTGTACGACCTTGAATTTTGCCATCTACAACCGACAGCCAGTACAACTACCAATAAGGCAGGCAAGTTGTTCAGAATCAATCTGGTAATGCGTGGGAGTCATACCTACAACACAAAGGAAATGTCTGAACTGATAAAAGGAACTGTTGTAGAAGCAAAAGAGCTTGGAATTGAGACAGCAACACCGCAGGAGATAAAAGAAATGGAAGAAAGGTGGGGGCTTAAGATTGAGAAAGAAAAAGTCAATCATCGTTGATGATATGGAACATTGTAAATTATGTGGAAGTCCTTATGTAGAGATACACCACTGTTTACATGGGACAGCAAACAGGAAGAAAGCTGATAAGTATAACTTAGTGATTCCGTTGTGCCACGAACACCATACAGGCGGTAAACAATCCGCACATTTAAATGCCAGATATGACCTTATGTATAAGAAGATGGCACAAAAGGCATTTGAAGAAAAGATAGGAACGAGAGAAGAGTTTATAAAGGAGTTTGGCAAGTCATGGCTGTAACATATACGATTCAAGGCAGACTGGACGGACTTAACACTTTTATTTATGCAAACAGGACCAATCCCTACAAAGGTGCCAGATGTAAAAAAAACAATCAAAAAATTTGCAAGGCATACATACCACAATGGCTAAAGAAAAAGCACATAAAATTCCCAGTGATTCTGGAAATTAAGTGGTATGAAAAGAATAAAAGACGTGATCCAGACAATGTCTTTTCGGCTATTAAGTACATATTAGATAGCTTGGTAGAAGTAGGAGTGTTCCCAAACGATGGTCAGAAACAGGTAGAGGGTATCGTTAACTGGATAAAGGTCGATGCAAAGAATCCAAGAATCGAGATAACAATCTACGAAGACGGAGACAAATATTAAGCAGGAGGGCAATGATGCAAATAAACATAAATACAGACTGGGAATGGTATGAAAATACAAATGTATTTAGATTGTTTTATCATTGCCTACTACATACAAATTTAGAGGACAAGCGGTACTGCGGCAGAGAAATCAAGGCAGGGCAATTTGTTTCTTCTATAACAAGAATCAGTGCAGAGACAGGCTTAACAGAATCGCAGGTCCGAACAGCACTTAAGAAGCTAAAAGATACTGGTTACATATCCACAAAAAGCACAAATAAATACACGATATACACAGTTAATGAGTACCAGAAGTACATAGATTGTGGACAAGTTGCAAAAGCAACTACTGAGGAAAACACGGTAGTTAAAAATGGAACAAAAATGGAACAACCAGTGGAACGAAAAATGGAACAATCAGAAGAAAATGCAAAGGAAACTTGCGAGAAGTCAAAGGAAAATTGCGAAAAGTCGAACAAAAAAGCAATCAATGAATGTTTTGAAAGGCTTTGGAAAAAGTATCCGAATAAACGTGGCAAAGGGCAGGTATCAGACACAAAGAAAAAGACTCTGTATGAGATAGGAGAAGAAAAAATAGAAAGAGCCTTGAAAAGGTATCTGGATGATTTATCTAAGGACAGTAGTTGGAGAAAACCACAGAACGGAAGTACATTCTTTAATTCTGGTTACGTGGATTATCTGGACGAGAACTACGAAAAACCACCAGAGCCACAGAGGAATCCTGCAAGTATCTTAGCCTGTGAAAGAGACTATGATTTTGACAGCTTAGAGATGCAGTTAATGCAGAAACAATTAGAGTAAGGAGTGATGGAAAATGTATCAAATGAGTTTTTTTGGTAATGAAACAGCACTTAGAAGCCATTCCATTACCAAGCAAACCAGAAGAGAATCCCACAAAAAGATTAATAAAGAAGCAATACATATCTTAATTCTTGAACAGCTTGAATACGAAGCTATGACAGCACGAGAGATCGCAACGGTATTGTATAAGCATAAAAAAGTCTTAGAACCGACAAGGCAGCAGGTACAACCACGGCTAACGGAGTTAGTGCAGGACGGACGTATTGAGGTATGCGGTAAACGACACGACAGCCTAACAGACAGAAACGTGGCAATCTACAGAAAGGTGGTGGAAAAAGATGGGGTATAAGAAATTCACAACAGAATTTAAAAGAAAAGTTGTTGCGGAAAGTAACGCAAGACATGAGGTAAAGAGCGTTGCGAAAGAATACGGCATTGATTCATCCACCCTCTTTAAATGGAAAAAACAGAACTTAGATGAAAACAAAGAAGAAAACGCCATATATTCTCGTGAATACATAAAAATGGTAGTAAAGACAAGACTGACAAAAAACAATACGTCAAAATCTTGCTCACAAATGTTTAAGATTCCAGAGTATTTGATTACATTTTGGACAGAAAAATTTGGGGATGAAGTAAGAAAAGAAATTGAAGCAGAAAAGCAACGTAACAAAAGGAAACCTAGAGGTATTCATGTTACATCCAGTGCTGTCTACTGGAAATAAGAAAAGGAGATTAAAGAAATGAAAGGTTATAAAGCATTTGATAAAGGATTAATTTGTAAAGGAAAGCAGTACAAAGAGAATGAAACTTTTGAGGAAGAAAGAGCAGTTCCATGTCACATAGGTATGCACTTCTGTAAGAACCCGTTCGATGTGCTTAATTTTTATGATCTGGTAGACGAGAATGGAGAATTTTTGGATTTTGCAAGAGTAGAAGCACCAGACGATGCAGAGGTAAAAACAGACGATAATATCAAATATTGCACAACAAAGCTTAAGATTGGAGCAAAGTTTTCTTTCGCAGGATTTGTTAAAACTTGCGTTGATTTTGTAATTGAGAAAACACAGTCAGAAAAACCAGACTCTGGGAACTCCGCAAAGATTGGTAGCTCTGGGGACTCCGCAAAGATTGGTAGCTCTGGGTACTACGCACAGATTGGTAGCTCTGGG